AGGACATTAGAATACAAAGTTTTAATTCAAACTAAAATATTGTGATGTCTTATCGTCTTCTACTTTTAAAGCGTATTTGCCGGAGCCAGGTTAACGGGTCAGACTTAAGATCTGATGTGCTAAGCACTCATCGGTTCAAATCCGATAGTACGCAACTAGAACCTAAATGTTCAAAAACTTATAAAAATAAGTTCCTCGTCGAGCTTATTTTTATATGATTAACAAATAAAACTATTAGTAAAATTTTAATTAAAATTGATATAAAATTATTACCATTTTGATTATTAAATAACAAATCCAAATGTGTATCATTGAAGGTTGTGAAAAGACCGCTTCGTTCAATTATTATGGAGAAAAAAAGAGCTTATATTGTAAGTTTCATAAATTAGAAGGAATGATAAATATAAGGCATGATAAATGTCTATATGAAGGTTGTAATACAATTCCTTCATTTAATCACGAATCAGAAACTAAAAGATTATTTTGTTTCGAACACAAATTAGATGGAATGATAAATGTATCTAATAAGTTTTGTCAATATGAAGGATGCAAAAAACATCAAAGATTTAATTATAAAGGACAAATAACCGGGTTATATTGTAGCACACATAGATTAGACGGAATGATAGACATTAAAAGTAAAAAATGTGCTAATAAAAATTGTGAAAAGTATCCAATATTCAATTATGAAAAAGAAATAAAAGCTAAATTTTGTCTTGACCATAAGTTAGAAGGAATGGTAGATGTTAAAAATAAAAAATGTGTATATCCGGAGTGTAAGGTTCGACCGCATTATAATTATAAAGAGGAATCAAATGTTTTATATTGCGTCAGCCATCGTTTAGAAGGAATGAGAATAAGAAATAAATATTTTTTAATGAAATATAAATTATTAAATATTTATTATTGGTTTAATTATAAATTAGATTGAATAGAATTATATACACTATTTTAATTATTTATGTGTCTTGAATATGGTTCATATGGTGAAATCGGAAGACTATCTACATCTCACCCCTCATTATTTGACGTCTTCTATTACTTATTAAAGTTATAGTTTTTCGTTGAACCATTTAAAAATATTATTTCCCCTCTCAAAACAACTTAAAGACACCTCACCAGTATATAGTGTGAAGGAGTATGATAGCAACTCATTCACAAGCTGCCGTAGTTTAACTGGCTAAAACACTTGGCCCAATAAGGCTTAGTATGTAGGTTCAACTCCTACCGGATGCTTCAGGTTATGTTATCACAAATGGTCCCTTAGCTCAGTTGGTTAGAGCATCCGTCTTATGAGCGGAAGGTCGCGAGTTCAAGCCTCGCAGGGACCATCCAACAATATATTATCCTTAATAGGTTAATATATTGTCTTTATTTTCTGACACAAAATTGAAATACTAAACTAATGAATACCGATATTATCTCTAAGAGATTTAAAGCTAATTTCTCTATGAAGAATAATTGTGAATCGCATATGATTTCTAATAATAAAATATCAACATATGATAGTTATTTACAAAAAATGGATAATTCAAAGCGAAGTCATAAAATACTAAATTTATCATCTTCTTCTTTTAAATTCAAACCTTTTTTATCAAATACACTTTCGCCTTCCTTAGTGCCAACGCCTTCTCCTACTTCAATCTTATTTTCAAATCGAATGAAAAAATACAAAGAGGAGCATAATCTATTACCTATAAAAGTATGTTTAGAAGATAATGTTGAATGGGAAATACCAGCATTTGTCATTATATCAGACACAAGTATATTAGGTCATAAACGTATTTATTCGTCAATTGAGAAAAAATTAAAAATGGATAATCAAGACAATGTAGTTTATAATATGTTATCAGCTCCATTAAGTCCTCAGTCATCGCATCAATTAAAACGTGAGTTTAGTATAGTTTATGAGCCATGTACAGTAATTATAAATACAGAACCAGTATCATTCAATCGTCTTTCATATGCTAAGATAGCTGATTATTGTTCATTGAATTATCCAAAATCAGTAAAAAAGGCATATAAGCAATTGTTAGTTTTATGGAGTAAACACATTCAAGAATATCCTGAATATTGGGAAGGTTTTGATGTAAATTATATGAAACGTATTTATAATAATGAATTAGACAATGATGAGTTTGAAGATTCAGACAGTGAATATGCTCATCACATGAGTTAACCGAAATATATCCTATCCTCTATTGCCCTCCTTCCCCTCCTCCCTCTCCTAATCAAGCCTTCAACACAATGTCTTTAATATTATAAATGATTATACATATATTAAAAAAATCAATTTAAAGCCATCACAATATGTTAATATGAGAAGGATACAATCCCATGTTGTATTCAAATCCAATGAAAACCAGCCCGCCCTATTGGCGTAATGGATAGCGCGCAGGACTTCTAATCCTGAGGTTGCGAGTTCGAGTCTCGCATAGGGTAATTTTCTCTTATTTTAAGGGTAAATAAAATCAAATACTTTTCGGTGTTTGTTTTTATTTAAAACTATACTACGCTATACTAATCTCTCTTTTTATCAATCACATTTTTTTCAATACTTTTCCCATATGTATATTCATGTTGAAAATAAGAGATAAGATTCCATGACGAATACCAAACATCGGTATTTTTTTTAATTTGTTTTTGAAGATTTTTCCATTCATACCATAAAATTTTATGTTCAATATTTTCAATAAAGCATTTATACCTAGATGTGTAAATACAAAACATATGATATTTACCAGGTTCTAAGGCAGGGTTTGTTTTATTTAATTCTTCAAGTGTTTCTTTCAAACATTTTTCAAACATATTTTTTTGATGAATCAAATCAATGATTTTAATTACATCCATATCCGTTTGATGTTCACAAGTTGTTATAGAGATATTATTATTATGGTTCATATTTTCAATTGTTTCAATGTAATCAACATTATCGTAAATAGATGTCATGAATAAGTATTGTTATTGTATTTAATTAAAAATCTTTTTATCAATTTTTTTTAGTATATAATTATAAAATAGTATAGTATATAAAATTCCTAAAATAACATCAGTACAAATATGTTGAGTTGTTGTTAAACAACTAATTGAAATTAAAATAGGAACTAGTAGTGCGGGCATATTTCCAATTACATGTCTTAATAAATAGTAAGAATACATGGCAAAAGCAACATGTGCTGATGGACAAGAATTATTTTCGTTATCATCAATTATTTGTGTTTTCTTTAAAAAATAATTATTTGGTTTCATTCTACTATTAACCGCATTTGGAAAAATATACCAAATAATTGTTAGTCCGGTCATCATAGCAATCCCTCCTAGAACTAACATAGCAAAATGTTTATAATCACGAATTGTTACTATAATCAATCCGAATACAAAATAATAAATAAAATTATATATATAAGTCCAATTATCATTGATACCAAATATAGAATTAACAAAATCATCTAATTTTGTAGTATGAATGATTGATTTTTCCCTTAATTTATTTGTTTTTGTCCAAAAATATTGTTGATAAACACCTATTACAATGTATACTAATAATATGAGTAAAATATAATAATCTTTTAGTTTAAGAGTTGATTCAACTGGGTGCGGAACTAAATTGCGTATATTATAAAATATATAAGGGATTGTTATAATACTAACAATCATAATTAAAACCAAATCAATAGAAAAAACGCCATGTTGTGGGTTTATGCTTTTAGGCTGTAAAAATGGTTCAAGTATTTTTTTTACCATATAATAAAAATGAATATTATAATATATTTAAGATACATTGTCATTTCAATAAATTTAAATAGGAATTTATATAATAAATCATAATATATAACATGTATAAACAACCGTATGAATGTCCCAAGTGTAGTGTCGACCCGTCGAGCCATTCTTTGAAGAAATTAGGAGAGAAATACAATGTAGAATATTATTATACCTGTCCAGCACAAGCATCTTTATATTATGATGAAGAAGGAATTTACAACCACTATAATGGTGTGTTGAATGACATATCAGACGAAAATAAATGGGTTTGGATATTTGATAGTCATGATTTCGGTTTGAAACATTTAATGTATATAAATATCGGGATTACATTATCAACTCTTATTTCTACCAAATATAGTCATAATTTACAAAAAATCATTATCATAAATCCAAATATATATACTTCAACGACTTATAATATACTAAGTTATTTTTTGAGTGATTATGTAAAATCCATCATTGAATTTGATTATGAAGTCAAAGACGCAAAATATATATTAAGTAGAGTATAATGATATTTGTATTTATAAAATTAATCACATAAAATCAAATTAAAATAACTATTATATTTTATAATATAGATGAAAATAAGTTTTTGTAATCTTAATAAAAATTATAAAGAAATTAAAAATGAAATAGATTCAAATGTTTTGAATGTTCTGGATAGTTGTAAATATATACAAGGATATGAAGTAACAAATTTTGAAAATAATTTCTCAAAATTTATAGGGATGAAACATTGTATTGGAGTCGCGAATGGAACCGATGCTCTAGAAATTGCGATATCATCCTTAGATATTCCAAATGATTCTGAAATTATTGTCCAGGGAAATACTTATATCGCAACATGTTTTGGCGTAATTCATAATAATTATAAATTAGTTTTATGTGATGTAGATAAAGATACGCATATGATTGACTTGAATGATTTAAGAAAAAAAATAACTCGTAAAACGCGGGTACTAATATTAGTTCATTTATATGGATTTATGCCGAATATGAATGATATATTAGAACTATGTGAAGAAAATAATATATTTTTAATAGAAGACTGTGCTCAAAGTCATGGGGCTATATATTCAAATAGAAGAGCAGGTTCATTTGGTAAATTATCATGTTTTAGTTTTTATCCAAGTAAAAACCTAGGAGCTTATGGCGATGGAGGTTGTATAATGACAAATGACGATGAGTTATCCACCTTTATACGAAAAAAAGCAAATATGGGTTCATTATTAAAGTACAATCATGAAATAATTGGAAGAAATAGTAGATTAGACACGTTACAAGCCTCTATATTAAACATAAAATTAAAATATTTGGATGATAATAATAAAAAACGTTTAAATATTGCTAATTTATACAATTCATACTTAAAATCAAATCCGAATATAATCCTTCCGATTGTGTTAGATAATACAATACCTGTATATCATTTATATGTGATACGAGCAAAACATCGCGATTTATTGTTGAAATATTTATCTGATAATGGTATTGAAACCCTGATTCATTATCCAATACCGTTATGTGAATCGGATGCTTTAATACCTTATATAAATAATCATAATCAGATGACGAATAATGTCATTGGTTTGTGTAGTGAGATTATATCTCTTCCAATGTATCCTGAATTAGAAGAAGATGAAGTAAAATATGTATGTGAAAAAATAAATGATTTTTATCAATATTATGATTATAAAAATACACTCCAAATACAAACTTGTGTAGATGTAAATGTAGATAAATTGACAACATTAAGTATTCCAATTAAAATAGGTAATTTACATTGTTTGAATCGTATTGATTTTAATACAAAACGACTATTTTATGTAGATGGATTTGAGAATGAATCACTACCTATAACCAGAGGGAATCATGCGATTATAAATTTTAATGAATTATTGGTGATGATATCTGGTAAAATAAAACTAACGTTAATACATAAAGATAAAGAAGGATTCTTTTTTGATAAAAAAGAAATTATATTATCAAAAAACGATGTGTATTTAATAGAATCAAATACATGGATTGTATATGAAATACAAGACAATAATACTAGATTGTTAGTATTATGTGACAAGGAGCATTCTGAATCTATAAAAGAATATAATTATGATACTTTCATTACTTTATCATCTGAATCAGCATTATCGTCCGTATCTGGTTCAACAATTCCTAATAAATTTCTTACTTCATCACATGTATACAATTCTCGTTCGCAAATATGAGAGATATGAATAATTCTATTAATCAATGTTTCATTTGAAGCTATACAATTTCTTTTTTCATCATAATAAACATTATCTTCTAATCCAACTCTAACGCCATCTGCGTATAAAATTCCGGTGATATTAGAAGATAATTGTTGTGAACCAATCCCTCCAATAGAAAATATCGAACCAGGTGGTAATGCATTGATTAAGCTATTAATATCAGCAGGATTATTTTGAGCAGAAAATATATTACCTAAAATTATATTATAATAATATGGAGGGTGTAATATTTTTTTTCGTATTAAGTATTTTGAAAAATTAATCATTCCAACATCAAATACTTCTAATTCAGGTTTTATATTTTCTTCATTCATTTTATTTAATAATTTTATAATCATTTCTGGAGTATTTATACTTGCGTTATTTGTGAAATTCAAGCTTGATAATGTAAGACTCCCCATGTGTGGTTTTGAAACTCCTTTTAAATTAAGTACATCCGACCTGGCTTCAAATGTATTTAAAAATCTCCCGGTTAAAGATACGCAAATGATAATATTTGGACATAAAAATTTTATTTTTTGAATAATTTCAGAATATTTATTTTTATCCATGGTATTTTCGCCATTCTCATCTCTGGCATGAATATGAACCATTTGAACACCCTTTTTATAAGCAATCCATGTATCATTTGCGATTTCATCAGGGTCAATTGGAGTAAATTCATTCATTGATTTTGTAGGAATTACGCCAGTCGGGCATAAATTAATAATAAGTTTTTTCATATTTGTATTATTCTATTATAATATAATTTATTTATATCCTACTGAATATTAAATCAAATTTAAAATAAAAATCATAAATTAATATATTTTATATGTTATAAAACAATTCATGTATAATAAAAAAGTAATATTAGGACATTGTAATCCTGTTTTGGCAGGTATAATTGATATTCTATATCAAAGTCATACTAATAATATAGACCAAATTCAAATAGACATAGTATCGAATATAAAGGATGAAATAAATGGAACAGATGATGTTCCTTATCCTTATGTAATAGATGAATTACTCCCAAATATAAATGAATATTTTCATGATGAATATATGTTTAATATAAATACTCATAATACCATCTTTTCATTTCCATTTTGTAATTACATTCTAGGCGTAAACAGTCCTATTAGTAAAAGAAAAGTATATGATTTTTTTGAAACTTATTACAATATAAATTCAAATCAATATTGTAATGTAATCGCAAAGAATGTGAATCTACCAATCAAAATAGAGTTAGGAAATGGATGTATGATAAATTACGGTACAACGATAGGGCCTTATACTAAATTGTCTAATTTTGTAACAATCAATAGAAATACAAGTATTGGTCATCATAATACGATAGACGAATATGTAACCATAAGTCCGGGAGTAAACATAGCAGGACATTGTAAAATAGGAAAAAATACCTTGATAGGTATAGGTTCAACAATTATTAATAATATTACAATTGGTAAGAATGTTATAATAGGTGCCGGTTCAGTTGTAACGAGAGATATTCCAGATAATGTTGTATATTATGGTGTTCCCGCAAAATTTATTAGAGAAAATAATATTTAATCAATATTTTAATCAATATATTTTTGTAAAGTATATTGTGTTTCATGATGTATTAATAGTTTTGGTATTAAAAGAGATGTGAAAATTTTTTTCATAAAAAATGGTTTCATATATTCGTAAAATTCATTGTCTTCTGGATTTATTGTATATAATGGATTTTTACGAACCATGAATGTGTTATTTTTTTGTTCATTAATGTATTTTTCAATAGATAAATTATCTTTAATAATATTTGATAAAATAGACCATCTATATTTTCTAAAACGAATTATTGTATTAATAAATTGTTTATTTTTGAGTTTATATATACATCCAGATGATATACATTGTGATGGTAAAGGATAACCTGTCCCCGCATATTTTTTATCTGGAAGTATGATTCCATTATATGACAGTCCAAAATTAAATACAAAATCAGGTTCATTATATTTTTGTATGTATTCAATAGATGTTTCTATTTTTTTATTAATATATATTTCATCATCGGCAGACATCAATATATAATCATAATCAGTATATATAGAAATTACTTTTTCTAAAATAAAAATCTTGCTTCGTTGAACGGCCTGTTTCCATTTGACTTCAAATGGTAATCCTTTAACATTTCTTAAAGCATCATTTACATTAATATTATAAAATTGATAATCTTGTCCATCTTTATAGTTATAATTATTAAAAATGGGTTTTAATTCATTTATATTAGTATAATCATCGCCTACCACGATAAATTTTAAATCAACATTTGATAGATTTTGATTATCAATAAGTGTTTTAAAGGTTCGTTCAAACAATCGATATGTATCGTCATTTTTTCGAGGATATGTTGCGAATGAAATTAATAATTTGATTTTAGAATTGTCTGTCATACGTAATTATAATATAGTTTATATTTTTATTTTATAAACTATTATATTCTATTATCAAAAAAAATTGATTGTATAATAATGCTATATAAAGATGTATCATACCTTGGCTATCATCAATTCTACTAGAATGAGCAAGAAGAATATGAATATGACTATGAATATGAATAAGACTGACAGTTACGAAACCTTCTATTATTGTGGCGAACATGTAGATGGTTGTGATCAAGATGGCCCGATTATTGTATATCATTATATTTCAAAATCTCGTGTAGATGAATGTAAATTGAATTTGAATTGTTTGAATCCATGGGAGTATGACTTGGAATTTTGGCCGGGAGATTATCATTGGGAACAAGCTTCGCTTAAAAAAGATATTTTGTTCAACATGAATATGGAGATTGTGGATGGTGTTTAAATTTTACTTAATATGTAATTTTATAGATTTTTACACAACACATCAAGAAATATATAAAATATATAAAATATATATGGTTTCAGAATCGATAAATACAAAGTTTGAGTTTAAATCAAATGAAAAAAGTATATTATACGTTTTATTTTTTTTATGTATATTTTTCCTAGGTTTAATGATTTATAATGAGTTCTATAAACATGATGTATTATATGAAGGAATGGAACAGCAATCAAAAACAATTGTATTAATGGGTGATAGTATTTTCAAAAACAACACTTATGTAAAGCGAGGTAAATCAGTAGAAGATATTTTAAAGACACTTTACAATGGAAAAATAATTAATTTAGCAAAAGATGATGAAGTGATAAAAGATATATATACGCAAATTAATAAATTACCTATAGAGTTAAATAATACAAATACTACTATTTTTGTTTCTATAGGGGGAAATGATATATTAAATAAATATGTATATTCTGAAACCACAGATGTAAATAATTTTGAGAAGCTTAATGTAATTTATTTGAATTATAAAGATGCTTTATCAAAGTTAAGAGAGAAATTCCCAAACCCAAAAATAATGCTGTCGAATTTGTATTATCCTCAAAGTGTAAAGTACTTAAGATATAGAGAACTAATAAAAAAATGGAATGATTTACTATTTGAATATCAGGACGACCCGATAAACAAGATAAATGATATTCTTGATGTCTCATTATTAATGACAGATATTAATGATTTTTCACTTTGTATAGAACCATCTGAAACGGGTGGTATGAAAATCGCTAAACAAATAATAGAATTATCGAAGGAATAATAGAATAGAATAGAATAATTTTATAAATCATATCATTAAAATCAAATGAATGAATAATATGATTTTATAAACACGCATGACTATGGCTATGGCTATGGCTATGACTATGACTAAATGAATTCATGTTTATTTTCTTCCTCCGCCACAAGATGAACAAGAAGCACTTTTAGTATGATATATTTGAGAAAGAGTATATACTTTGCTTGTATATTGAACTTTAACTAAATTATTATTTTTATTTATGCTGGAGTTTACAGGAAACATTCTGAACATGATTTTATATATAATCGTTATATAATTAAACTTTCATCAAAATATCAGCGGCGTTCGTATTTATTTCTGTTTCTATTTTCTCTCCTTTCATGAATTTTTCTAAATCTTCTAATATGCTTAAACGATTTATATATTGTTTAATATCATGGTCATTTATATTTCCGAAAAGTCTATTAGAAATATAAGAATCTTTGGGATTCCCTAAAATAATTATATTTTTTGTGTTTTTATAGTTCAATTTAGGTATTCTAGGTATAATATCATTTTGATTTATATAACAATACGTTTCGTCAATAATATTATTATAAAAATCAACAAATGTTCGATTCCCTATTTTTGGACACCCAAATAAGTAATTACTAATGTATAATTCACAACCAAAATGACTTTTTAGTAATGTAGATAATAATACAGAAATTGCTGCTCCTGAATCATGCGACGTAAATATAATTTTGATGGGGATTTTCTCTATATCATTTTGTTGATTAAAATTCCAAAATAGTTTGAATACATTTGATATAGTAAAAAATTTAAGTGAATTATATTGTTCTAAAAAATCACGATGGACTTTCATGCGGCCTTTGTATTTTTTATCTATATAATGTGAAGTATGTGAATCATTGAATGTTTTTTTACATACATATAAATCTGTCAGAATGCCTCTTTTAATCGGAGACCCTTTTATAGAAAAAATAATTTTATTAGAATATTGAAGAGCATAGATTTGAGAATCGATTAAATTTGTTTCGTAAGCATTGAAAAAGGTAATATTAATTGGTTTATCTAATGCGTTATTTTCAACATATGTGTCAATTTCTCTCTTGAAATCATTTTCAGACTTATATGACAATCCGGCAATTTTACTTAATGTCAATTCACTTATATTTTTAATATGTTCTATATTTGCCATATTTGCCATATTTGCCATATTTGCCATATCTTCCATGCTTTATAAATAATATTTATTTTATAAATTATTTATAAATTACTAAACAAACTTAAAGAGATATAAAAAAGAGTAGTAGGAAAGAATAAATCAAGTAATGACAGAATTGAAATATTATAAAGCAAATGATGGCTACAATTATGTAGATACATTTGATGAAGAATGGATTCATTCACATGAAAAAGATTTATCGGGTCCATTATATTGTAAAAATTGTGAATGTTATGGTACTATCACCCAAGACAAAATCAATGTATTCTTGGGATATTGTTTGAATTGTTCTGTTTATTTGTATCATAGTTTAAAAGGACCGGGGTTTTCAGGATTTAATAAGCTAATTATCGCAGCATCATATGAATATCCGGAATATCTTGTAGAGTATAAAAATATAATTCTAGAATTAGTAAAAAAGAATGAAGAACAATACAAAGATTATGTAAATTATATGAATTATCAAGATGATTCTTATCATCCTCTTCCTTCATCTCCTCCATTAGTAACACCCAGTTGGGATTATCATTATGAACGTAACTGTATTTATGACGTCGAAATAAATTTATCGCCATATGATAGTGAAGTATATTCCGATAGTGATTATGATTATTAGAACAATATATTCAAAAACAGATTATAATTTATTTGTCTTTTTTCTTCCATATTTACAATATTGTTTTTGAGAAAACCCTTTGGGATGTTTACAGTTAATGCTTAATTTATATTTTCGGCTCCATTTTCCACCTTTAATATTTGAATACTTTTTGGTTTTGGTTTTTTTAGTTTTATTATGTTTCATATTTATATATTCATTATATTATAATAAATAAATATAATGAATCTTCTTTCTATACATACTAATCATGTCCATCCAATATATTCATTAAATTGGATATGTCCAATTCATTGATATATCTTCTCCTGCTATATATCGAATTTCATCAATAATTGCTTTAAATTCATTGTGATTTCTATAATAAATTTTATTATTTTTGTCAATATTTTCTCTCGTGTTGTCTAAATTGTTATCACTATCAAGCCCAATCCCAATCCCAATTAAAAATGGAATTGGATGAAAATAGGAAATGTTTCTGATTGCTTCTTCTGGATAATAGCCATAATTATCACACATACAAACTTCGGCACCAAATGATACTAATAATCTTATTCCTTTAGGGTCATGATTCCACAAGCTATATGTATTGATAGGATATAAAGAATATCCATGTTTTTTTCCATTATATTCTACAGGAACCGAAATAGGTGAATTTATTATTATTTCCAAATTATCCATTGAATGTGTATCAATATATTTACATAACCAATCATTTATAGTGTGTATATTTCCAATAACAAGAATATAATGAAAATATAATTGCTCGATATAATTATATTTCAAATGAGAGTATTTTGTAGAAATTATTTTTTTAAATTCTTTCCAACTAAGTGGGTTATGAATATTAAATCCATATTTTGATTTCATAGTTTGAATGTCTGAGTATAAGATAGAATTTTCACTGGTATTTTCATAATTATCTTTATCATTAAGAATTTTAATTTGATTTATATATTTAAATGTTCTATGTTTGTTTTGAGGGATTCTAGAATGAGTATCATCATTATTAACACAAGGAGAGGTATTATTACAAGTGTTATACCCTCTGTCATTAAGATTGTCAAAAAATCCAGTATGAGTAGAAGATAAATCAGAATCACGAATCGAATCACAAATATAATTTTTGTTTTTGTGGTAATCATTGTTTTGACCCTTTTCATCTTTTTGATTTATATTTGGTATTAAAATATCGTTTCGCATATACTTTAAATATAATATAATTTTAAGTTTTACTTATAATAAATACATTATAAATAAATAATATACTCGTCAAAACAATTTAAAGACACCTTATTATTGTATAATGTCAAGGTGAGTTATATCAAGCGTTGAGTGGTATAACTTACATTCTGTATTCTATTTGATTACAATATTTGGTCATATGATGTAATGGTGAGCATAATGGACTTTGAATCCATATATCTGGGTTCAAATCCCAGTATGACCTGCTTATATTGTAATTGAGTTATATACAGTTGTCAGCTTGGCCGAGTGGTTATGGCGATAGACTTGAAATCTATTGGGGAAACCCGCACAGGTTCAATCCCTGTAGCTGACGAGCATCATTTGTCTAATGGTTAGGATTCAACCCTTCCAAGGTTGAGGTCCGGGTTCGATTCCCGGATGATGCATTTCCGGACATAGCTCAGTTGGAAGAGCAGCAGGCTGTAGTCCTGTAGGTCATTGGTTCAAATCCGATTGTCCGGAATAATGGTTCATACAGCAAACAATTTGATAAAAAACTGCCTTTGTGTGGTTAAAATAATATGAACCTAGTATTTATTTGGGGTATTGTGGCAAAATGAATTAGATTCATACAGCAAATTTTTATAAGAATAAAAAATGAATCTAGTATTGGAATTTGAGCACGGAGTGGTTGTTGGTATCTGTGTCAGTGCCCGGCGGGGCTCCACAGTGAACAGTGAACCGCAATGATGTGCTCTGTCCAGGTATCCGCCGGGCGGAGCTATGTGTTGTATAATTACGATTATTTTCGTCTGGCCAGCGATAATAATGTAGTTATATGTGTGTGGGTGTTTTATCATAAATTTTTTTTTGTTTTTCTCTCATTCTTTCTCTCCTCTCCTCTCCTTTCCCCCTCCCCCAAATAGATTACCGCAAACGCAGCAGCAGCATTATTTCAAGTCCAAGTCGTCGGAAGCAGAAGAATTCAAGATATCGTCGTCGTCGTCGTCATCGTCATCGTCATCATCTTCAGGTGTCCAAGAATAAAAGGTAAGTTGTTTATTTTGTTTGTAAAAAAACTAATATACTAACTATTTCTTTTTATAGGTACGTACCCCAAGCTTCGTTAGCTCAGTTGGTAGAGCGCCAGGCTGTTAACCTGTAGGTCACTGGTTCGAACCCAGTACGAAGCGTCCCCAGCAACTTGGCGCAGAGGAAGCGCGCTGGGCCCATAACCCAGAGGTCCTAGGATCGAAACCTAGAGTTGCTATTTTATTTTACATATTATTTTTGAAATACTTATCATAAAGCTTCAATAAGATTTATGATATTTATATTTATATTTATTAAATCATATTAAACATAATACATAATATGATTTATACTGTCTTCATATAAAATGTCAACTGAATTGTCGTCAATTTATTCTATGGATGCGCATCCTACTCTGAAAAATAGAATTTTTCTAGATAGTCATTTGTATTTTATGAGCCATGGTTGGAAATTAAAAGAAAATACCTTAAATCAGATTGTGTACAGCCATTCAAATTATCCCGCCGATGAATTCAAAGTTAAAATAAATAAAAATTTAATCAAAATCACAATTCCAATATTAGGAGCAAATTATGAATATTTAACCACATTTAATAGTTATTATCAAGCAAATGAATATTTACAATTTCATCTAAAAAATTATATGGATAAAATAAATTATTGAAAACAACTTTTTATTTTTAAATCATATATATCTTCGTATTCCCACCGATGTTGATTCTGATTCTGATTCATCTTCACTCCTAAATAAACAACATCTTTATGATTTATATTATAATCAAAATATTTAATTACTTTATCATGTTTTAAATAAAACGCAGAGACATCTTTATCACATCTCCATATAATAGAACGGTTGTTATTATCATTTTTTTCAATAAAGTGATTCAACATTTGTTTACCTATTCCAGGTTTAAAATTAACGGAAAAAAATTTATCTAAATAAATAAAACGATGATTTGAAGTAATCCATGATATACAAATACCTTCTAAAATTTGATTTTCATAATATAAATCGACCATACAGGATTTTTTTGTAAATCGATGGAGATTTTCATCATAATTATAAGGTTTATTAAATGAGCGTTCCATTCTTTTCATAATAAAGCATTGAAAAAAATATGGTATATCTATCCATTTTACACTAATAATAAACCTCATAATTATATGTTATAATTGTATTATTATTAATATTATTATTATTATTATTATTCTAATACATTTAATTTAGCTTATTTTAATTATAAATATATAATACTTGAATATTATATGTTTAATATTCCAGATTTAGATACAAGAAAACAACATACAACATATGTAATTCAAACATATAATAAGTTTTTAGATAAAATAACAAAAAATAAAAACGTAAAATTAAATATAACGTTTTTTTTTCATTCATTATTTGTAATTATACCATTATTTATTTTAATATTTAGTTCAATTGATATTTACTTTTATATTTCTTTTATTTTATGGATATTGATTGTATTATTACATTTTTATTTTAATAGTTGTATTTTTGTACGAATTGAACGCGAATTAATGGAAGATAAAACATGGAAAGGTATATGGACATATTTATTTAATACATTAGAATACTTTAATATTAATATAACAAAACAATTTGCTAATTTTATATTTATGACTTGTGGATTTTTATTTACACATTCAATTTTTATAAAACTGTTAATACATTTTAAACCATCATTAGTAATGGAAATTATGGAAAAATTAAATAAATCACTATCAATTAATTTAAATCCATCTTGGATTGAATATATATTAAACACTATAATTAAAATATTTTTCCAAAAAAATATATTAAATTTATCTAGCGTCGAAAACTCACAAAAACAATCAAATATAGTAGGATATGGAATTTTATTTGTATTCATGTTAACATTTATATTTTTTACTCCGTATGTGAATAATATGTTTAAAAAAAAAGATGATAAAATCCTGCGAAGTGGTAGTGATACCGACAGCAGTAGCGATGAAGTGAGCAGTGAATCTGACGATGTGGCTTCCCACGATACCGCAGAAACTGAGCCAGCTGAAGCTGCGACAGTCGCTTCCCATAAAATCGAATATGAAAAGGATAATTAGTGATTTATATATTTTCGATTTTATATTTATAATATATATAATGGCATCTAGAAGATTACGATATAAAAAGAGACATACAAAACGTCGTAAATATAGAGGAGGTGGTAGAGCAAGTACTATGAGAGCATCAACAAAATCTAGAACAAAACAGTCAATAAGTAAAACACCTCGCGTAAGTCATAGACATAAAGATGTAAATGATTATGGAAGTAGAATAACGGACAAATTAATTCAACATTGTAATAGAGGTGAATGGGATGAATATGAAGATGTTGTATTACAAATATTGAATGATAATCGAAATGGTAAAAATGACTTTTTTGAATATATGAATAAACATATCAAAAAAATGGACCCTCATACAATTTTTTGCTTAGAATATGCTTTTACAAGATTACAAGAAGAAGTCGTAGACACATCAATGGACTATATTAGTCATGTATGGGAAATGACTCGTAAATATCCTGAAGAAAGAGAGCAAGTAAGAGAACATAGACGACAAGCTATTAAAAATAAATCAAAATAAATCAAAATAAATCAAAA